TCAGCAGCAGTCATGTCTTCATACATAAGACTACTGTCTAGTTTAGCTTTAGTGCGTTTCATTGCAGCGTCACCGCTTACACGATCCCAGAAACCTACTTCAGCTTCTTCGCCTACACCTTTGTTAGGAGTATACAGACCATAAGAACGTTTTACGTACTCGTCTAGCTCCATATCTACAGGAGCAAAGTCTTTAGGCATACGGATAATGCTATCTACATCTGCGCTTGTAAGAGGCTTACCTCCACCTGCTGCAACAGCTTCTTGTACTTTAGTAGATAGTTCTACAATAGCGTTAGGACCAGAGGCAATAGCAGCTTGTATCTGCTCATTACTAACACCATTGTCTCTGAGCATAGTAGCTACACCCATGATCTTATTTACTGTAGCATTACGTTGAGAGATTTTAAGAACGTTACGCTTAGCTAAGTCTTCTTGCTCAGTCTCATACTCACGAGCTTCTTTCTTCTTCTCTTTAATGTTAGCTGCTGCAGTTTCCATAAACCCTTCAGCAAAGGCCATCCAGTCAAAACTCATAATTAAGCCTCCTTAGCCATCAGGCCCATAGGTTCAGCAGACTCGCTTACTTCCATGTCCATCTCTGCGTCTTCTGTTGTTGCTTCTACGTCTTCTGCATTAAGTGTAGTCTGTATCTCTTGTAGCATAGCTGTACCAGGATCGTCTTGCTTTGTACCTGCATCAGCTAAAGCTAACTCTAGTGCAGTCTGTAAGCGTTTCTTCTCACGTTCTTTAAGAGCTTCTTCAGGGCTAGTAATATCATCACGTACTTCAATACCGTAGCTAGTCATAGCAGCTTTAATGAATGCGTGGATAACTGGTGCAATGATAATGCTTACATCTATAGAATGCAAACCATTCATAACACCTGTAGTTAGCAGTGTCTTAACGAATGGTGCAACAGGCATACCGCCACCAAGAACAACAGACAAGTCATCCATTACGTCTTCATCAGCTAGCTTGTTAATGTAATAACGTGTAGCCTCTTCTGGTTCTGCCATCTCTGGTGGGTTCTCCCAAGGCCAGTTCTTAGGTTGATCCGTAAGGGACTGACCTGGTACAGGTGCTTCAAGAAATGATGCCATTTTAATTATACCTTATTTAGTGAATCCTGCGCCAAAGTAGAGTCCTACAATGGCTGATACGATATGTGTGTCTAGTGGAGTTATTACAAAGCCTTTAGCCATCTTCCATTGTATAGCTTCATCTGGTCCAAACAACCAAGCCAACGGACCACCAGTAGCTTCAGTGTACCCTACATATACGCTAACATCAGGATACCATACAGCGACTAGCTTTGGCAAGACAATAATAGAGAATACAGCAGATAAAGCGATAAGTCTACGTGTCCAAGCAAAATGTTTATCTGTCTTACCTGCATCACGTGCATCAGCTACAGCACTACGGTTAAACTCTGCACGTTGCATGAGCATCTCGTTCTGCATCTGACGGGCTTTCATGGACTGCCCCCAGATAGACATAACCCCACCTAGCACGGTGGAGAATAACATTGTAATTAACTCTAGGGGTAAACCGAACATTATGCGTCACCGCTTTGTGGTACACCAGAGACTGTAGCATCTGCTAAAGGCAGCACAGACGAAACATCGTCTAACCCTGATATAATGCCAGCATAGTATAGTTCTTTAGCAACACGGTTATCCATACCTGCTGTGTTTTTACCTGAGTCTTTTCTACGCATTTGCTTCGCAAACTCTTTTACGTTACCGTCTTTTGCAGCCTGTAATACTTTAGTCCAACCTGTACCTGCTTTTGCACCACCTACATTATAGGCTAAAGATGTTAAAGCGTTTTGATATTTATAGTCTAGTTCGTCCCATGTAATACCTAGCTTTTTAAGTTTTGCATCCCATCCCTCTTTTCCATCGTAACCATTACGTGCCAAGGCTAGTTCTGCAGCCATATCTTTGTTAAGTATTTCTACTTTTTGCGCTTCTGTTAGTTTTATGTATGTACCATCTTCATTCTTAAACTTGATACCATGTATTTCCCCAGATGCTTCTTCTGAAGATTTTACTTTGTGACCAAACCCTACATCTTTACTACGTTGTGCTTCAGGTATGTCTTTCTCAGCCGTATCATTTGTTGGTTTAGGTACAGAGCCGTGGTCTGTTTCTGCTTTTTGTCCTATATCTAAATAAAACTTATTTGTCTTTTCTTTAATTGATTCTTCTATAGGACTAAAGTTAACATCTCCTATACGAGGTTTCTCTGGTGTCTCTCCCTTAATATCAAGGCGAGGACTCATCAACCCTTTCCCATCGGTAGGCTGCACCCCGTCAGCATCAAGCTCACCTGTATCAATAGTACCAGGATCAATATCTTCTGCCAGTTCATACAGAGGTTCTTCATTAGTTAGTTTACCTTCTTCTGTGTCTGTAACATCTTTAAGACCACCACCTAGAGGTTGACCAAACTCTGTTGTAGCTACTTCACGTAAGTTCTTAGCTTGTGCATCCGTCATCTCTTCACGTGTATCTACATCTATTTCATCGAAGTAGTCTAGCGAAGGTGTCTCTGTATCTTCAACCATAAGTCTATCTAGTGCATCAAACTCACGTAGGACTTCTTCTTTAGTACGATCCTTGTCAATCTCTTTAGCTGTAAGAACACGATCAGCGTCTTCTGCTTTATCAAAGTAAGACATGATAGCTTCGTACATACTTTCGTAGAAACCTTTATCCATAGGCTCTTGTTCATCAGCAGGTTTAGCACCAATACCTGTAGGTACAGCACCTTCTTGGGATACTTCTCTTAGTTTCTCTTTAGCTGTATTTCCCAAGCTAAACATATCATAGTTAAAATCTGCCATGTTTTATTATCCTGTTATGATAGCGCCAATGATAGTACCTGCAGCTTTAGCAAACCCAGCGCTCTTAGTACCTTCAGCAGCTTCCTTTGTAGCCTCTGTTCTTAGCTGTTCAACAGCGATACTTGTAGCACGATCAGCGTTGTTGTTAGCTGTCTGGAATGCAAAGCTCATGATGTCACGCTCACGCTGCCATATCTGTTCCATGTTAACTTGTGTAAGTCCGTTGATGGTACGAGCAAAGGTAGCATTACTTTCATTGAGTGCAGCAGTGTTCATAGTAGCAATGTTCTGTCTCCACTGTGCGTTAGCTTGTGCAACTACAAGACCATTCTGTGCGTTGAACAAGTCACGCTGTTGCTGTAGCTCTGAGTTAAACTCACGTAGAGCATTAACACTATTCACGTTAAACTGATCCATAGCGTTCTGCTGTGTAGCATTGAACTGCGATACTTGTGATGTAAGTGATGCAAAGAACTGGTTAGTCTGGTTCTCACTTGTAGCGTTAAACTGTGCAGCAGCATTCTCAGCAGCTTGATCAGTGAGTAGAGCTTGAATGTTTTGCTGTGACTTAAACATAGCAGTCTGTTGTTCATTAGACAAGTTAGTCAAGTCCATCTGCAAGAAGCTTTGAGCATTCTGTACAGCAGCCTGTTGTCTATTGTTCAGGTTAGCCATGTCTAGTTGTGACAATGCAGCAGCCTCTGACATAACCATAGCTTGACGGTTAGTCAGGTTAGTTAAGTTCATTGTGTTAGCTGCACGGCTATTCTCTAGTGCAATCTGTTGCTCAGCATTGAAGTTCAAGTTAGCTATATCAGCGATACGTGATGCATTAGCTACACGAGCTTGGAATGCTTGATCAAACTCTTGACCTAAGAATGTAGCACGTTGTTGAGCAGCTAGCATTGCACGTTGCTGACGGTTAGACAGGTTCTGTGCTTCAAACTGTGCCATAGTCTGAGCATCCATCTGAGCGATAGGTAGCGCAGCTTCCATAGCAGCTTGTACTACAGCCTGACCTGCTAGGCTAGACGCACCTAAACCACGAGCAGCTAGTGTCTGCATGGCTGTACGCATAGACCCAGCAGCCCAAGCAGGTGTCTCCCCACCCTCGAAGTCAGCCATAAGTGTTTCTAACTGACCTGCAACTGTAGCTTTATTAGATGGTGTAGCTGTAGCAGCCTGTACTTGTTCAGTAAACGCAGCAGCTTTCTCTGCATTAGCTGCACCAGAGATGATCTCACCTTCTTGTATCTCACGCTGTACTGGGTTATCCATGAGGATAGCGTTACCCTGTGCAGCATCAATACCTGAGATAGATGTACCTACTTGTTGTGCAGCCTCTATTTGTGCAGGTTGTGATACAACACCTGTAGCAGCTTGTAGAGCGTCTGTCTGAGCTTGTACAGCAGGAGCAGCAGCACCTGTAGTCATCGTAGATGCAGGGGCAGTCATAGGCATACCAGCTTGTGCAGTAGACGGTACTGTAGCAGCTTGTGCGAAAGGAGCTAGTGGGTAAGCTTGACCTGCTTGCCCTGACACAAAGTCTGCAGCATCAGGTACCATCATCTGTACGTTAGACTGTACAGGTTGCATTGTCTGTTGGATAGCACCACGTTGCATTGCAGCTAGTTGTTGCTGGTACTGATCGCCCATACCTGACACATTAGATAGCTGACCTGCAGCATCAACGAATGTACCACCTTGAGCAAACACAGTACCTTTCTGTGTCATCTTGTTACGTAGTGCTGTACGGTATTTACCCATCTTAGCTGCAGCAGCAGGGTTAGCTTCTAAGAACTTTTCTAAGTCTCCACCCTTGAAGCCAAGGAACTTAGATGCCATAGTCTTCTCAGCTTCTACTAGACCACCTTCGTTGTAACCATTGATGTAAGCACCCTTAGCAGCAGATGTAACTTTCTGGAAGCCTGGAGGTACAACACCAATAGGGCTACCGTTGATCTCAGTCATACGGATAACCTGCTGTGTGTTTGGATTCTGGTATGCTACTTGTTCTACACCACCTACACCCTGTGATGGCTGTGTAAGGTTAGCCATGTTTGTACCAGTGTAGTCTGTCTTAGTTGTAATAGTTTGTGGTACAGCAGATAGACCTGCAGTCTGTGTAGGTAAGTTAAACGTACCAGAGACAGCAGCTTGTGGGTATGTACCTGTAGCAGGACCAGCTAGTTGAGGCTGTGCAGTTTGATATGTTTGTGTTACTTGCTGTGGATCATACGTAACAGGAGCAGATGCTGATGTCTGGAATGTCTGAGTCATGTTAGGCTGTACTGCTGATCCAGAATAGTCTACATAAGAACTAGTATTAGGTTGTACACTCAAGCCTGATGTATCAGCAGGTTTCTGTATGATCTTATTATCTAAACCTTTAAGGTTAAGGAAGTCATAGTCATTCAAGAACTCATAGCTTTTACGGAACTTATCATAGTAACTTTGATAATTATCATATACATCACCCTCTACAACACCTTGAATGTCATCAGGTGAAACCCACAGACCGTCTAGTATCTGCTTACTTAAGCCACTGTTACCAGCCACACCTGTCATCATAGGTTGACCGTTAACCATACCAAAGGAGACTTGACCTCTGTTATAACCTTGGAACTCACCTGTCTCAGGGTTCCATGTAGGCTCACCTACTGTATAGCTTTGTGTGTTAGCTACAGATACAGCGTTAACAAAAGCATCAGCACTATAAGCTGAAACAGCTAGTAACTTACCAAAGTCACGGTTATCTGAAACAGAGCCTAAGACATTGCTTAGTAGGTTATCTGCTACACGGTCACGTACTTGACTCCACTGATATGCATCAGCAGTCTGACCTGCTTGAGGCATACCATCATACCAATAACCTTGACCTAAAGACTTTTTAAGTGCTGAACTACTGTTATCTAAGATACCTAACATTGTATCCCTAGACATTACGTAGTTGCCTGTACGCATCAAATACGCTTCAGCTTGGTTATTAGCACCTATAGGTAGACCAGTCTGTTTATTAATAAAGCCACCACCATCGTCTTGACCTGTAGCAATGAAATGCTCATACGATGCAATGTAACGATCAATAGCTGACTTAGCTGATTCACCTCCACCAGTACCTTTACCAGCTTGTCTAGCTTTAAAAGCGTTAGCTAGAAGACGGGCATCGTTAGCAGCACTAGCAGGGTTACGTACAGTAGTTTGTGCACTAGTACCACCAGCCCAGATAATATTCCATGCACCTGGACCGCCACTTATCGTGTAGCTATCAGGGTCAGAAGGGATGCCATCACCTTCTTCAGACATAATGCTATTTAGGTCATCTTGAATGTAGGAAGGGAGGTTACCCTCATCATCGTAGAACTTCCTGTCACTAGCTGATATATTATAGCCACCTGAGTCTACAAATGTATCAGAACCTGCTTGGCTTTGTGTACTAGAACTAGAACCAAACCTTTCCATCTGCTTAGAAGCATAATTACCAATGTCTTCATACTTCGCTTGGTGCTTTGATAAATTGATAGCAGAAGAATAGTTTCTATTAACTACCTTAATATCGTAGTCAGGCAAGTTAGAAGCTAGTGTTTCACGTAGTTGCTCCTCTGTGCCTGTCTGTACAGAACCATCAGAGTAGTTGATCTGATTTACACCATCTGCAGTTTTAATAATATATGCTGTACCAGCCATTTTACTTTACCTTTACTTACCCATTGTCATCCATACCGCACCTGCGATAAACGTCAGGACTCCAACGGTAGCTAATTTTACTACTGTAGACCAGATAGACTTACGAGTGTCACGCCATGCTT